CTTTGCTGGCAGAGCATCCATCAAGGCAGCAGCAGTGTTGGTCAAATATTTGGAGGAACAGGACAATGAACTACAGTCAGGCGAGTGAATTGGAAGTTTATCTGGATAATCTATTTGGCAATAAGCCTGGCTTCTTCCTTGAGATAGGTTGCTGGGATGGAGAACATATTTCCCAGTCAGCCTATTTAGAACGCGAAAAAGGCTGGAAAGGTCTTTGTGTTGATCCCTTTCCACGCAACTTTATCAATAGAACAGCAATGTTATGCAACAAGGCAGTAAGTGCCGATGGTCTTCCGCGTGAGTTTATCAAAGTGACAGTAGATAGAAGGCATGGTGGAGATGTTAGTTATTTCTCTGGGTTCAAGGATAGTGTAAAAACCCATTGGGATTTGATACGGCAGTTTTGTGATTATGAAATTACTGAGGTAGATACAATTACTATTCCTAAATTGTATGAACAATATCATCTCCCGCAATATATTGACTTCCTATCCATTGATACAGAGGGAAGTGAACTTGAAATCATATCTGGAATAAACTTTGATATCCTCAAATTTGGTGTAATCATGTATGAACACAATGGTGACGAGAATGTTAGAAAACACATTGGACACAAGCTTGAACGTGTTGGTTATGTAAACTCTGGCGGAACAGTTATTGACGATATTTATACATGGAGCGAACTGAAATGAATACTCCCCACAAACAGTGGCTTGATAATGAATATCAACAATGGGTAAAGGCTTTACAGTCTTCTACTGTTTACAATTTCAAGGAACATCCTATGGTCAAGCGTATGTTGGGAGATTATAAATGGTTTTGGCCAAAGGAGTTTACGGAAGACATAAGTGTAAATGACTTTTTAGTTATACAAACAATTGATAATATTGGAAGAGATACTCCTACAACTGAAATATCAGACATTTGCTGGCGAATGATATATTATGCTAACATGGTTATACAGCGTAATCCTGTTTCCATTGTTGAATTGGGTGGTGGGGTTGGGCAATTTTATGCCGTATTAAGGGCATTGGGATATAGGAATGGATACTATATCCTGGATATCCCAGAGGTACAAATGTTTCAGCATGAATATCTGCGGGAAGTTGAGAAACAAACTGGCTTACTTCTTCTTCCACAGACGATGAATTACGACTTCTTCCTATCATTGTATACCCTGGGTGAATTCGATGATCAATTGAAGAATGTGTACATCGAAAACATTTTGAAGAGGTGCCCACATGGATTTGTGCTATGGAATCCACATAGTGGGGCAAGTAGTGAGATCACGTTCAAGTGTTCTATCAGAGATGAATATCCATTATTAGCTGAAGGGAATAAACAATTGGAGTGGTGATATGAATAAAAATACGAAACGTACTTTACGATACATTTTGCTTGTTGTAATTTTGATGCTCGGTGCTTTGGGTATCAACTATATTATGTTCCTTCTCTTTGGTGCAGTATGATTATCAGTTTTTCACAATTAGGTAAGCAAGGGAGACTTGGTAACCAATTGTTCCAGGTACACTCTACCCTAGGTCTGGCTGAGAAATATAATGCTGGAGCTGTCTTCCCGATTTGGGAATATGAGCAATATTTTGAACAGGTTTTACAGCACGAACCTGTGATGGAGCTTCCTGTTGTTCAGGAAAAGTTCTTCCATCATTACGACTGGAATCTCATGGAGAGTTCTGACGTTTCTGGTTATCTCCAGAGTGAAAAATACTTTGGCAAACAGAAGCTAAAGTTCAAGAAAGAGTTTCTTGATAATGCAATGGGGAGTCCTGTATTTGAACGTGAAAGTATATGTATACAGATCCGGCGGGGAGATTATGTTGGCAACCAAAACTATCATCAACTGAATATCAACTATTACATTGATGCTTTGCTAACACACTTTCCCAATTGGCGAGAAAGCAATATTCTTGTTCTCAGTGACGACTTGGAATACGCCAAAGTTCACTTTGAGTGTTTACCCAATGTGTATTTTGGTTCTGGCACCGACATTGTTGATATGGCGTTTGCTTCTTTGTGCAACCATTTCATCATCAGTAATTCCTCCTATGGTTGGTGGTGTGCCTATCTTGGCGAAAAGCCTGGAAGTAAAATTGTTCACTGTGGTCGGCTTCATGCCGGGAAGCTCAGTAAAAAGGGAAATGAAGATTATTACCCTGAGAGATGGATCAAGTTCGAGAAGAGTGAATACAAAATAGATTTGAAGGATGTAACGTTTACAATCCCAATCCACTATGATCACATGAATAGGAAGGAGAACCTGGATCTATCCCTGTACATGTTACAAAGTTCTTTCTACTCAAATTACATCGTGTGTGAACAGGGTGGAAATAAGTTTGCCTACACTGAAGCCTGGGCTAACTACCTTATGTGTACGTATGAGGATTTTCATAGAACAAAAATGCTCAACGATATGTGTGAAGCAACAACTACTCCCTACATTGTCAACTGGGATTGTGACATAATTTTGCCACCTATGCAAATAGTGTTAGCACGTGAACTGCTCAGGGATGGTGCTGACCTTGTGTATCCCTATGATGGTAGATTTGCTCGGATGAAGAGGACGGAATGGTTTCCAGCTTTACAAAAAAGTTTTGACATTGGTTCTACTGCTGGTAAAAAGTTCAAGGGCATGGAACCTAATATCAATTCTGTTGGTGGTGTTGCGTTTTGGAACAAAGAGTCCTTCATTGATGTAGGAATGGAAAATCAATATATGATCTCCTTTGGTCCAGAGGATGTGGAGCGGCACAATAGAGTGAGAACCTTTGGTTATGATATGCAACGAGTGAAAGGCGTTTTATTCCACTTGGATCACTTTGTTGGGGAAAACTCCAGTCCGAAGAATAAACATTTTCAGCACAATATTGAAGAAGAGAAAAAGGTTACAGCTATGTCCATGATGGAGCTGAGTGAGTACGTGAATACCTGGCCATGGAGACATAATTACACAACGAGGTATTATCATCGGATTAGTGAAGGAGCAGTGAGATCAGCAAAAGTGATTATGGATTTATTACCTTTCAAGCCCAAATCTGTGATTGACATTGGTTGCGGTGTTGGTGAATGGTGGAATGGGAATATAGAATACATTGGCGTAGATTATAGAGTAGATAGGAATAAACTTCTAATACCTTATGGAAGTTATATTGACTGTAATTTGGATAGAGAGTTTATTCTACCTCCAAAGGAGTTTGACCTTTGTATATGTCTAGAGGTGGCTGAACACTTGAAACCCTCTCGCGCAGAACCTTTGGTTGAATATTTATGCCTCCTCTCTGACTACGTATTATTTTCTGCTGCAATACCCTATCAAGGTGGCCAGGGTCATGTCAACGAACAATGGCAGAGTTACTGGGCTGAACTTTTTTTGGAACAAGGATTTGGAGTTGAACCTTCTATGTTCAAAGTCCGAGATGAACTAGAAGCGGAACTGTGGTACAGGCAAAACATTGTGTTATACAAACGTGGAGAAAATGGTAAAGTATACAATTTTGTGCTCCCCGAATATTATGAACAAATAGTGAAGGCTCTGAAAACATAAAAAGGGTTATACTTCCCGGCGAAGTAAGGAGAATAGTATGGTAAACAAAACAGTAAAACCAAAGAGGAGGGTAAAGCAGAATGTAAAGAAGGAAGACGTAGAAGCTCAACTCAGCAAGAGTATGCAACGTGTTTTACAGAATAGCAACCTTCTCTCACGTTCCATGCTTGGCTCCCGGCTCGGTGTTCAATTTGATGGGGCAAGGGATTTGTATCAAAGCTTTGGTTACAAGCAGTATCTTGACTTCCAGGATTATCAGAACATGTACGATCGGCATGGGTTGGGCCACAGGGTCATCAATAAGTTTGCTGACTCTACATGGAACAAGCTTCCTGTCCTGATTGACGGTGAACAAAGATCGGATACACTGGACAAAGGTGCTACACCTTTTTTGAAGGAATGGGTTACACTCGCCAAACGTATTGGTCTTGTACAAGTTATGCGACAGGCTGACATCATGTGTCAGATAGGGAGATTCAGTGTACTGTTTCTTGGTGCCTCTGGGAAAAAGGATTACCAATACTCTGATCCCGCAAAAAAGGGAGATGGACTCTTTTTCATCTCTGCTTATAATGAAGGACAGATTACAATACAAGGCTTGATTGCTGATGTGAAGAATGAAAAGTTTGGCATGCCCGAGAAATACACAGTCCAATTCAACTCCATTGATGAAGGTCTGACAATGGAGGGTGGCAATCTTGTTCATCACACAAGGGCTATACATATTGCGGAAGATAAACTCGGTTCACGTATCTATGGAACACCGAGATTACAGGCAGCGATCAATAGGTTGTGGGATCTGGAAAAAACTACTGGTGGTGGAGCAGAAGCTGCGTGGTTAGCTACCTGGGGAGGAATGCTTCTTACGGTTGGGGAAGACATGAATATCCCAGAGGAAGGTTCAGCGGAAGCTAAAACTATGGATGTGCAAAAGTTCTTCCATCGTATACAGCGTTATGCAGTTGTCAAAGGAGTGGAAGTGAATAATATGGGGGTAAGCGCAGTAAGTATCAAAGACATATATGAAACGTTGAAAACAGATTTGGCTGGAACCGTAGGAATTCCTCAAAGAATATTATTTGGTTCTGAACGCGGAGAGTTGGCATCTTCACAGGATCAGCAAGAGTGGAACTCTCAGGTTCAAATGCGGAGATCCAACTTTGCGGAACCGGAGATATTGGATCCCTTCATCAAATGGTGTATTGATATAAATGTTCTACCTCCCCCGGAAAAGGGAGAATGGAAATATGAATGGTATCCTCCCTATGAGATGACAAAACTTGAAAAGGCAACATATGCTAACACTCTTGCTACTGGTGCTAATAGTATCAGCGGTGGTGTTCCAGAAGTTGCATTGGATGTGAATGAATGGCGAACAGCTGCAGACCTTCCTACACGGAATGAAATTGGTATGGATGAAGAAACACCAATGGAACGGAAGCAGAGGGATTACGAAGAGAAGTTGGAGCTGGAAGGTTCATTCAATGGAGACAGTAGCAATGGCAATGGATCCAAGAAAAAGTTTCCTGGATTGAGAAATAATAAAAGGAGTTGACAATGATAAGCTTACGCAATTTGTTCCAAAATACGTTTGAAGGACATAAAGGAAGAAAAGGTAAACAAGGAGGGAGTTTGCCAAAATCGGAAATGGGAGGAAGTGTTTCAGATAAGTTTGAAGAACATAGAGGAAGACCAAGTTCCGATAAGTCTATGCGGAGCGAACCGAGACTTCCTTCTGATAGAGGGTATAGGAAAGAAGATACAAGCATTAGTGATGCAATGAAAGGATTTGATGATGATTCAATTCTCAAGGATCCTTATACTCCAGAACATTTGGAATCTGAATACAAGATGTACAAGAAGATGTCTCTTGGGGCACTTCGAGAAGAATATAAATATTCCCATAAGGTTAA